TAAGAAAGATTGTCAAGAACTAATTTTGCTTTTGTTGTTTTTATGCAACATTGGCATCCCCCAAGAGACTCGAACTCTTACTAACGGTTTTGGAGACCGTTGTGCTGCCATTACACTAGAGAGAATCTGGCGGAAGACGGAGGAGTCGAACCCCATCCCATTTCTGAGAACCTGGTTTTCAAGGCCAGTCGGCGGACCATCCCACCTGCATCATCTTCCATATAGAAACACACTTCATGGGCGTGGGCCCACTTGTCACCTTTTGAGTTAGAGTGTGTTTTTATATGGCACCCGAAATAAGAATCGAACTTATACTAACGGCTTCAAAGGCCGCTGTGCTACCACTACACCATTCGGGAGTAATAAACTCTACAAATTTTTAAAGAACTTTTTGCCGAGTTACGATCAACTCAACACACAGTATAACATAGTCGAAACACGATTGTCAAGAACTATTTTCAAGACTGTTGTTTTTATACAACACCGACTTCTCTAGACTACATTCGAAAAAAAATCTGTTGACCTTTCGGCGCAACAGATTTTGTTCCGAAAGGTAAACTTCTATTTCGAGGAAATTCGCCAGGCTCGATGGCCGTTTATTACACTAATAAAAACGAATGACGCAAACCATTCGGCGATTCCAAAAGCAATTGTTGTTCCAAATAATGTATTACATGCCCATATCATTATCAAGGGGGTGGCTATAGCGGCCGCCAGTAAGGCAATAATCAGTATTATAAGAACGCTGGTCTTACTACTATCCATTTATGGTCATTCCTTTTAGTGATTTTAAATTAAAGTTATTCATTACATATATATCCACAAAGTTATCTATTATACAGATCATAATCAAAATCATCCTCATTAAAATTTTTAGGATTTAATTTTCGCAATTTATCACGCACTTTTATTCGTTCGCCTTTATTGTCAAGCGTATTCTTTTTTCTTGTAGTATCGTCACCATATTCGTCATGAAATTCACGAAAACTTCGATACTTACCTTTTTTTTCTGATTTAGACATTTTCTTCTTCTTTTTCTCCTATGAAAATTTCAGGTATTGCTTCCATTACCATTTTTTTAGAAAATCCTTTATAGGGCATTTTTTTATCTTTCATCGATATCACTAATTTAGCCTCTTCGTCAGACAAACTTTCTAACATTTCGACAAAGATGGATTCCCGTTTAAGTGGATTCAATGTATTTCCTTTTAAGAAATATTTGAATTTTCTCAATTCTCTAGTCAATCTATTGTATCCCCAATTTTCTGGCATATTATTAATTTTATATGGAGGAGTTCCTGAAGGCAAATCAAAAACTATTTTACTGTGATATGTAAATTCTAATACTAATTTTACTTCCGGTTTTAAATTGGAAATTTCTCGCAGGTGTTCTACTCGTTTGCCTGGTGGTAAATTTGAAATTAATTTAAATAATTCCGGCAATGTCATAGTACTTATATTCATGCTCATATCAAAATTCCTGTAAATGTTCGGTTAATTGTTTCATACGATTTTTAATAAAATAATTTAATATTTTATCACGCCCATTTTTGGGGGCATTTTGATATTCGTTCATAATGTTTTGTTGATACTCTATAGGAATTTTACTCAAATCAATGAGAGATTCGTTCCTTTTGTAATTTTTAAGCATCATTGTGTCACAGAATATCGTGGGTTCTTCATTCATCCATGTATTTAGTTTTTTCTCAGTTACAGGTTTTTGCCTTGATTCTGTCACAAAGGTGTCGTCTGAAGATAAAATATTAGGAACGCCATCACCCCTATCACCTCTGATAATGTGCATTTTTAAGAATTCTTCTGGATTGGATGTGCGCAAGAATTTTTTTGCCATCGGACTAAATTGTTCAACGTTTCTGAATTTCTGTAACTGCATAAAATCTTTATCGCTAGACAATATCAGAATTTTTTCAGTCGAACTATTATTCAACAACTCAACTCCATAGTTGTGGCAAATTGTGCCTATAATGTCATCGGCTTCTGCCCTTTCAACACGAACAACTTTGTACGGAAAATTCTCTTGAATTTCGTCACGCACCTTGTTCAATGTCGCAAAAATTAAATTCCAGTCGAACGGAGATGCCTCTCTGTCTTTTTTGCGCCCTGCTTTGTAGTAGGGAAACAAATCTTTGCGCCAGTAATTTTTGTCATCACAACATATAATAATGTCGCCATACGCCTCTTTGAATTTGACATTATACATGCGAATGCTGTTCAACACCATATGCCGTACCACATTCTCATCGATGCCTTTTGCAATTCCAGGTTGCATCATTAGATTAGAAATCATCACTTGATTCAAATCAATTAAAATCATTTTAGTTATCCAGTTACTACTCTAACAACAATTGTATCAGAGTTAATGCGCCCTGTCAAGTTGACGGGTTTAGTTGTCAATCCATCTAGTAGTTTTTTCAACACAATCTTACCACCATCAAGCACTTGTTTGATAGTCACTTCAGGTTTACGCAATCGCTTGCCAGAAGATGTTTCGATATTGAAGTTTTGAACTGTAGTACCTTTGACTGTCAGCCCCTTTGCATTGTCGGCATTGTACATGCCAAGCAATTTTGTTTTGGTATTGTACAACCACACTTGTGATGCACCGACAATCTTTTCTGGCAGAACACTTTTCAGATTCAACTCAGCAAAGTCCTTCATGTATTGCACTTTTGCAACCACTACACTTGCTGGTTTCTCTTTTACTTTACGTGCTTTGCGTGTGGGTTTATTCTCCATCGAACCTTTATTGGCTGTGGCCACGATGGTGTCGATAAATTCTTTTAGTCTACGCAATTCTGGTTTTGTAAAATTGCTGTAGCCCTCAATCGTTTGAGCATCCTTCGATGTGATCACTTCAGATATCTCAGCACCTCGAACAATATATGTGTCGCATATTTTTTTCAAAACAACAGAAGATAGTTTGCGAGATTTGAAATACGACTCCATATCGATTTCTTTCTTGCATCTGCTTATCACAAAATCATCAATCAGCCCGTCAAGTTCGCCAGATTCAACTCCAGCTTTCTCCACGATGCGTTGTTGAATCGATATGGTATTTGTGGGAACAGTATCCACCACAGCAACAGCAACCTCTTTATCGACCTCAGAAAGAACTTTTCGATATGTTGTCGTGAAATAAGTTTTTGTTTTTTCTGATGGAATAAATCCAAGGCTAATCATTCGTGATAGCCAACCAAACTGTGCGGGAAAAATAGTTTCGTGCAGAGACTTGATGGAATTAACTTCCTCTCTGTTTCTTCCTATTTTTTTCAAATAGTCAATTACAAATTCTCTTGCATCTTTGCGATTGCAATTATAATTATACCAATTAAATGTCTTGATGATATCAAGTTTTTCATTTGACGAATCTTGATTGGACCAAGATGGCTCAGAACCTTGCATAGGGTCTGCTGGATTAATTTTTCTCATAATAAATAAAATTTCAAATATACATGGTTTAAAAGCATCAACATATGATGTTCGACTAGCACTTACAATTATTCAGGTTTGCCGTGCATTTCGTTAAAAAGGTTTTCAATTTTTAGAATTTTTTCCAATTTGACTTTCTTTGAAACTTGAAGGTCTCCATCAATAACATCGCTTCCGTTTTTCTGTAAAAACTCATACAGGCCTGTCAGCCCGCCAATCGGCCGTGTTCCGAAATAAATTTGGGGTATAGTTTTTACTCCAGGAATTAATCTTTCCAGTTGTGCTATTGTATAATCAATGTTGATTCTGTATGCACGATAATCATAATCAAGGGACTGTAAAATAAATTCAGCCCTGGCGCAGGCTCTGCTATCCTTTGCGCCGTATATGAAAAACATTATTGTATCACCCTAGTCTCAAGTCTAACGTGAGAGCCAGGATGAGTAGCCGTAACGATGGTGTTGAGTATACCATCAACTTCGTATGTCACCCGATATCCGATTGTTCTTATAATTTCTACAGATTCATAATTTGTTTTGCAATATGACCTGTTGTATTGTGTTACTGTTGTTACAGTCTGTCCAGTCCAATATGGATGTGAGGTGCGCACCTGGTCGCCTATCGAATACCCCACAGACCCGCCAAGTAATGCACCTAGGCCGGGTGCAGTCCCAAAGGAATTGTACCCAACCACAGCGCCCAGAATCAAACCGACAATAGGTGCCGGAGAATTGGTGTCACGATATGTGTTATATACAGGTGTGGTAGTGTAGACGGGTTCGGTGTGAACGCTGCAAATCTGCCTTGGCACACTAGTCATTTCTTTGTGTTGAACATGTTCAACGGAAATAACATTTGCCAATCTGATATTTTGCGCAATTGAAACTGACGCCGTGAGGGCTATAGCAATTGCAAGTAATCTGGGTTTCATACTTATTCCTCGATTTAACAGTATACAGTCTAACACAATATTCTGAATGAGTCAAGGGTTGTGTTGTACAAAAACAACACAAATAATTAAATTTTCTTAGATTTTGAGCCGCCCGAAGCCTTTACGGCTAGTATCTTTTTTGGTCTTGGAGTCTTTGCGGGTGATGAATTTACCACACGATCAACCTCAGCCTTAACTACATCTTGAGGTCTCACGACCGGCTCAGGCGCAACGGCAACAGGATTAACTGTTTCGGTAGGTGTAGATTTCTCTGCAAAAAATTTTTTGAAAATGTCTGATATATATCCCATAAAGTCTCCTTAAGCTACTTATCTTTATTTATAATTCGTAATATGCCAATTTAAAGTTATTCGCACTCTCTTCGTAATTAATATAGCCTCTAGGATTACAAACAATCCGAGTGGAGCCAATATTATAGTCAAATTCGTGGTGAGTATGCCCATGCGTCCACAATTTAATTTGTGGATTATCTAGAATGAATTCAGATAAGTCTGTAGAATATGCGCCATTGATTAGAACCTCGCTCACATATCTCGGATGTGTTGACATTTTAGATGGAGCGTGATGCCCAACTACTACAAATTTTTCATCTAATTTATCTTTAATTACAGACTCAATAAATTCCAACATTTTTTTATGGTCTTCTACAGAATCTTCGGGTGAAAACTTAGCACCCCTACTGTGAAAATTGCCGTCTTTATCTCTGTAATTAACACGACTTACCGAATTCGATATTATCGCAAAATCATTCAGTGTACCTTTAATTCCATAAAGCGTTTTCGGATCTTCCTTATTCATATCTGTCCATAATGTACCACCGATAAAAGTGATATCGTCAAATTTAATTGATTGCTTATCAAGAAAGTGAATGTTGGGCAAGTAGGCAAGTTTCTCACGAATCCGTGGAATAGATTTCGCAAAGTCACCATGGTAATGTTCATGGTTACCAGCAATGTAAATCACCTGCTCGAATTCTTCAGAGCATTTCTGAAAGAATGCATGATATCTATTAGACTTATGAGCCTCGCCAAGGATGTTAATATCCGCACGGTCGTTCAAATCATGAGCAACACAAATGTCACCCGACAAAATGAGTACTTTGGCGTTTTCCGTATTCTTAATTTCAAGTTGTCCAAATTCTAAATGAACATCAGATGCTAGGGATATTTTCATTTTCAAAAATCTTT